AACCGCCACACTTTCTGGCTCGTTTATGGGCATGGGTGCTTTCACTATGGGACGCTCAGTCATTGCGTCAGGTGATTTTAGTTTAGCAGATGGGTACCAAGTCATTAGTCAGGGAGCTAACCTTAATGGGGCTACAGTTAATGGTGACGTAACTCTTGGAGATCAGGGCAACCAAACTTTGGCAGTAACTGCTGCTGGTGGTGCTTTTGTTATAGACCGTACTCCTAATAAGTCATTAACTATTAGACAAGGTGGTACGTATACTTTCGATTTATCTGACCCAAGTTTGGCTAATCACCCTTTGAGGTTTAGCACTGGACTAGATGGACTGAATCCTTATACCACAGGAGTTAGCACTTTAGGAACCCAAGGACAGCTTGGCGCAGAAGTTGCAATAGTTGTTGATGCTAATACTCCAACCACTCTTTATTATTACTGTGCTAACCATTCTGGTATGGGCGGCTCAATATCAGGTGTTGAGGCTCATGAAGACCTTACAGTTACAGGTAGTATTCAGTTCCAAGTAGCAGGTTCTTACAGCTTTAAAGATAGTAGCGTAGCAAGTTTTTCCAACACTTCTGGAGGTAACATTACAATTGAAGTGGATAACACTACGATTACGTATCCACCTACTGACCCAACAATAACTATTGTACAAGCACCTCGTACATTAACGCTCACGGGCCTACAAGCTAACTCAGAGGTACGAATATACGAAGCCAACACAGTTACAGAAATTGCAGGAACTGAGAACTCAGGAACTACGTTTGCTGACAGTACTATATCTGTTAACACTGTAGACATTGTTATCCATAATATTGCTTATGAACACATTAGGATATCAGGCGCTAACACTGTGTCTAACTTAGAACTACCAGTGCAGCAGAGATTCGATAGGAGTTACAGTAATGAGTAGAACAACATTTGATGGGGCTAATAAGTTTATACTATTAGACGAAGTTTCTGCTGTTACTGTTGAAGATATTTACTCTGATTGGAAGAGATGGGTACGTTTTGCAGATAACGCTAAGTTTCCTCTAGCTTTTGATACAACAGGTGGCGATGCTGTAGGTGCTGATACAGAGGTAGCTCCTTACTTCTTCTGTCGTAATGACAATGGCTGGCGTATTAAAATGCCACAACAAGACGGAGAGATAGTTGTCACAGGCAACCTTTTCCCACGTAATAGCGAACTGGGTATGTTTGTACAATACGAAGGATTTGATGCTTTCTTACGTCTAGAGGTATCTACAAGGGCTGTAGTTATACGGGTACCTGTACCAGCCGAGAGAGGCGTGTCAGCCTTGACAGCAGCGCAAGACGCTAAACTAGATAATATAATACAAGTTAAAGCGGCCACCAATCTAATTGCAGCATTATTATAATACGGATATACGAACATGACAGATAAGCTAAACTATCAGGTAGATCAACTAACAAGTAAAGTTGACTTGCTACATGCAGAACTAGACGCTTTAGACGAACAAGTGACCTCAGTAGAAAAGAACCTTTTGATTCTTAAAGGTGAGGCTACCGTTGTAGAGAAGTCAGTTGCCTCTATAACAACTAGCACTAACTGGCTATTTAAGATTGTGTCAGCAGGCTTTGTGACAGCCGTTATTGGATGGATTATTGCAGGTGGGTTGTCCGTATGATACAACCTAAGAAAAAGACCCTACGAAGTTATGGTATTGATGTATTAGTGATGGGAGGTATCGCCTTTGTAGTATACTTAATGGTAAACACAGCTATGCAACCCCCTGCACATGAATATCGTTTTATAGATTGTAGTGAAGTGAACTACAGAAAAGACTTAAGCTAAAGGAACACCCTAATGGTATCAAATCGTGATTTAGAGAAAGTAGTTGAGCAAGTCAATAGTATCTTAACAGAACTAGCTGATCGTGTAAGTAAAGTAGAAAAGCTTCTTACCACAAAAGAAACCAAAAGTAAAGAAAAATCTTGACTTTTAGCGTAGAATGTGGTATAATGTATGCACAAATTAATCATCCCTTAAGAGGGCTAAATGACTGAAAAAGAATTAGAGATTTACTTTAGACAAATGAACGAACTGTTTAGAACGAATGGTTGGAAGACTTTGATTAAAGACTTAACCGAACAAGTCCCTATTATCGACTCTATAGAGAATACTAAAGATGTTTCTGACCTCTACTTCCGTAAGGGTCAACTGAACATCTTAGGTTCCCTCCTTAACCTCCAAGAGACAACTCTGAGAGGACAAGAGGAGTCACAGAGGGACGTATTTGATGTTTAAAATGTACGACTATAAATGTGTTTTAGGACACGTTAACGAACACTTAGTCAGAGGCTCACCAGATGCACAACTGTGTAAAAACTGTGGTGCCCTAGCGACTAGACAACTTTGTTCTCCCACTTCTTACTTAGAACCATTCTCTGGAGACTTTTCTGGAGCATCAATCACATGGGCTAGGAAGCATGAGAAGGGCAGGACACAAGCAGAGAAAGCTAACCCTGATACTTAGGAAGCTTTTATTTTAATCTTTCTCCACAATACTAAGGTACGGAGTTTAATATGGCAGCATTTATCCTCGAAGAAGAGGAATTACAACCAGAGCGTTTTGATAGCATTGACGGTGAATCCCCAGATACAACAGACGAAATGGAACCCTTGCAAGAGGAAACCCAAGAAGCTGTAGAACCTGAGCAAGCCCCTGATAAGTACACAGGTAAGTCACTAGAAGATGTAGTACGTATGCACCAAGAGGCTGAAAAGCTCCTAGGTCGTCAGTCTTCCGAAGTAGGTGATCTACGTAAAGTAGTCGATAGTTATATCAACACACAACTCGACACAGCACCAGCAGCCTCACAAGCAGCTAGTGAAGAAGAAGAAGAAATAGATTTTTACTCAGACCCTGAAAAGGCAATGAGTCGTGCAATAGATAATCACCCATCAGTTAAAGCAGCAGAAGAGTCAAACCGTGAGTATAAAAAACAAGCGTCTATGTCTCAACTGAAAGAAGCTCACCCAGACATTCCTGAGATTGTAAATGATCCTAAGTTTGCTGAGTGGATTCAAGCTTCACCTGTTCGGACACGTATGTTTGTTGCAGCAGACCAACACTTTGACATTGAGTCAGCTAACGAACTTTTCTCACTATGGAAAGATCGATCTGGGGCAGTACAGCAGACTCTACAGGCTGAGAAAGCAACTAGAAGTAAAGCCGTTAAGGAAGGAAGCAATGGCTATACACGGGGCAACCCAGACTCTAGTACTTCAAAGAAAATCTATCGGCGTACTGACCTTATTAACCTTATGCAAAAAGACCCTGATCGGTACCTAGCTTTGTCTGACGACATTGCATTAGCGTATGCCGAGAAGCGAGTCAAATAACCCTTATATTTTAAAGAGATTTTATCATGGCTTTATCATCAGCAGCATATCCAACGGCAGCAAATATTGTAGACAATACATCAGCAGCCACATTCATTCCTGAGTTATGGAGTGACGAAGTAATTGCAGCATACAAAAAGAATCTAATCCTAGCCAACATGGTTAAGAAGATTTCAATGACAGGAAAGAAGGGTGATACTCTTCACATTCCTAAGCCTACACGTGGCACAGCCAATGCTAAAGCGGCTAACACTGTAGTAACAATCCAAAACGATACAGAGTCAGAAGTACTCATTACTATCGACAAGCACTTTGAATACTCACGTATGATCGAAGATATTACTAACGTACAAGCTCTAGCTTCCCTACGTCAGTTCTATACTGGTGATGCTGGCTATGCCCTAGGCAAGCAAGTAGACGATGATCTATTCAACTTAGGTAAGAAGTTTGGTAATGGTGACGGTTCTAACTACGTAAACACTGGCGTATTCTATAATGACGTATCTAGCGGTGTTACAGCTTATGCTGTTGACCAAGTTGTCCCTGCTGACGTATTCACTGATGCGTTTTTCCGCAACATGATTCAGAAGATGGATGATGCTGACGTTCCTATGGACGGACGTTTCTTTGTTATTCCACCTTCACTACGTAACACTATCATGGGTATTGATCGTTATGTATCTAGCGACTTTGTTAATGGTCAAGGTGTTGTTAACGGTAAGATCGGTGAGTTGTACGGTATTGATATCTTTGTATCAGCTAACTGTGCTACGCTTGAAACTGCCGCAGAGAACGGAGCAACTGCTGGCGGTGCTATCCGTGGTGCTATCTTGGCACACAAGGACACTATGGTCTTAGCAGAGCAACAGGGTATTCGTTCACAGACGCAATACAAGCAAGAGTACTTGGGAACCTTGTACACTGCTGACCGTCTGTACGGTACACAGGTGATTCGTCCAGAGTCTGGATTCATCTTAGCAGTTAACGGTTAATCTAAACCTTAGCTAACTTAAAGGGGAACTACGGTTCCCTTTTTATTCTTTTAAATTTTATGGAGTACCCTTATGAAAGGTATAAAACATTACTTAAAGAACGGCAAAGAACATACAGGCCCAATGCACAAGACAGCAGGTAAGCCAATGACAGGCGCTAAACACACTGCCTCTAGTAAGCCTTTGTTTCATAAACCAGCTAAGAAGAAGTAGGAGTCACGTTATGCCATACGGTACAGGAACATACGGAAGTAAAGTAGGCCGACCTAAGAAGAAAGCCGTAGTTAAACCTAAGGCTAAACCAGCTAAGAAGAAATAGGAGAGTTACAATGTCTAAAGACGCTAAACTTACTAAGCTTGGTCTTGCAGGCTACAACAAGCCTAAGCGCACACCAAGCCACCCTAAGAAGTCTCATGTGGTCGTGGCGAAGGTAGGTGATAAAACAAAGACTATACGCTTTGGTGAGCAAGGTGCTAAGACAGCAGGCGCACCCAAGGCAGGTGAGTCAGCAGCAATGAAAGCAAAACGTAAGTCATTTAAAGCACGACATGGTGCTAACATAGCTAAAGGTAAAATGTCAGCCGCTTATTGGGCCGATAAATCAAAATGGTAGCAGGAGTACAGTATGGGATTTTTAAGTAGTTTATTCGGTGCTGGTAACGCTGTTGCACAACCTATAGAAGCTATAGGAAACATTATAGATAACGTGTTTACATCAGATGAAGAAAGGGCACAAGGCAAACTACTTAAGCAGAAGTTAGCTATGCAACCAGCTATGATGCAAGCAGAGATTATGAAAGTACAGGCCAATCACAGGTCTACGTTTGTTGCTGGTGCTAGACCATTCCTCATGTGGGTATGTGGGCTGGGATTCTTATTTGCATTTGTAGTTAATCCTATTTTACAGTGGATAGCGCCAGAGTTAGGAAGCCCTGAGTTGCCTTTAGATGCAATGCTTGAACTGACACTAGCAATGCTTGGCCTAGCAGGTCTTAGAACAGTAGAAAAATTAAACGGTAAAGCCACATGAAAACACATAAAGAGTTAGTCAATAACGTACTTGTTAGACTGAGGGAGCGTCAGGTAGGTACGGTAAATGAAACAACTTATTCAACTTTAATTAGTGTACTAGTTAACGATGCTAAAGATTTTGTACAGGCTGCTTGGGCGTGGACAGCGTTACGTGAGACTATCTCAATCAACACAACTAACGGAACCCACACTTATACAATAACTGGTACAGACAGTCAATCAACAGTACTAGACATAACGGACACGACAAGTAAGACTTTCTTATACTATCGTCCTGAGGATTGGTTTAAGCAGACTTTCCTTACGGGCACTACCTCAGGCGCACCTCAGTACTATGGTTTCAATGGTGTAGATAGTAATGGACATAGCCAGATTAAACTACAACCAATCCCTAACGCTGCTTTCGCTCTCAACATAGACGTTGTAAAGCGCAATGGTGAACTTGTAGCAGACACAGACACGCTTAAGGTGCCTCACCTACCAGTGCAAGCTTTGGCCTATGCAATGGCCCTAGAGGAGCGTGGAGAGGACGGAGGAATGTCAGCTATCTCAGCTAAGGCTTTAGCTCAGGTCTTTTTATCCGATGCAATAGCTCTAGACACAGAGCGACACCCTGAGGAACTTATCTGGGAGGCTTGCTAGTCATGGCTAAACAACTACTCTCGACAGCAATAGCAGCACCAGCGTTCTACGGTGTCAACACTCAGGAGTCTGGTGTTACACTACAGGAAGGTTTTGCTGTACAGGCTGATAACTGTGTTATGGACAAGCAAGGACGCCTAGGCGCACGTAAGGGCCGTTCAACTATAAGTACTTCCTTAGGCGGTTCAACTAACGCTAACAACAACATAGACCTCTTAGGTGTGTCTTGCTTTACAGATATTGCAGGTACTGATACTTTCCTTTCGTTTAGTGACGACACATTCTATAAAGGAACTACTACTCTAACGGTAGCTACGCCCAGTACAGCAGATACAATATCAGCAGGTAATTGGCAAGCAGCTACATTAAACGATAATCATTATTTCTTTCAAAGAGGTTACTTGCCTCTGAACTATCAAGAAAATGATACGTTTAAATCTATAGCTACAACCACAGGTGTTACAGGTACTGCTCCTAGTGCCAATACAGTCTTAGCTGCTTACGGTAGACTATGGGCAGCAGACACGGCAACTAATAAAACCACAGTATACTTTACTGATGTATTGAATGGTATTAAGTGGAATGGAGGAACCTCAGGTACTTTAGATATATCCAGTGTCCTCACTCAAGGTATGGACGAGATAGTTACCCTAGGTGCCCACAACGGCTACTTGATTATCTTCTGTAAGAATAATATTATTGTTTATGGTGATGGTGATAACTTCCAAGCAGGCATGACTACATCTAGTCTAACCTTGGTAGAAGTAATCGAAGGTGTCGGATGTATCGCTAGGGACTCCGTACAGAACACTGGAGAGGATATCTTGTTCTTAAGTACTACGGGTGTACGTTCACTCAATCGTACCGTACAAGAGAAATCTCAGCCTATGAGAGACATATCTAAGAATATACGTGACGATGTAATAGCAAACCTAGGACAAGAAGACGTAGAGCTAATTAAATCAGTTTACTCGCCTGTAGATGCTTTTTACCTATTAACCTTCCCTACGTCAAAACTAACCTTTTGTTTCGACACTCGTATGCCTTTGGAAGATGGTTCTTTACGAGCAACCTTCTGGCCTGATATGGTACCTAAAGGTTTCTTATCTAAAGATTCACAGCTTTACTTTGCAGGACTTAACGGTGTAGAGAAGTACCTAGGTCAACAAGACAATGGTGCTTCTTATGAGATGGTATACTTTAGTAACTTCTTTGACCTAGAGCAACCTAACATTAGTAAGATTGTAAAGAAGATAACAGCTACCACAGTAGGCGCCACAGGTCAGGATTTTACATTAAAAATTGGCTATGACTACAGCACTACTTATTATAGCTACACGTTTCAATTAGACGTAGGCAGTGTGACTGAGTACGGTGAGGCTGAGTATGGTATAGCTGAGTATATAGGTTCAATACAAATTAACAATCAACAAGCAAATTCACAAGGCGCTGGCTCAATCATGCAGATAGGGTTTGCTGTCACTATTGATGGGGCACCCTTTTCACTACAAAGAGTCTCATTATACGCTAAACAAGGAAAGGTAATATAAGTTATGTCTAACTATACTAAAGCAACTAACTTTGCTACTAAAGATAATCTACCTACAGGTAACGCTCTTAAGATCGTAAGCGGTGTAGAGATCGACAATGAATTAAACGCTATAGCAGTGGCAGTGGGAACCAAGGCTAACGTATCAGGTGCTGCATTTACTGGTGCTATTACTACTAACTCCACTATAGATGGGCGTGACGTAGCTGCTGACGGTGCTACAGCAGACGCTGCACTGCCCAAGGCTGGTGGAGCTATGACAGGAGCCATTACCACTAATAGTACATTTGACGGTCGTGATGTAGCTGCTGATGGTGCTACAGCAGACGCTGCACTGCCTAAAGCTGGCGGCACTATGACAGGTAACTTAACTGTCACTGTAGCTGACAACTCATCCGCAATAAATATTATTTCCACAGACACAGATGAAAACTCTGGCCCTGCATTAACCTTGACCAGAGATAGTGGCTCACCAGCAGATAATGATTATGCTGGAGTAGTTAACTTTTATAGTGAAAACAGTGCATCTGAGTCTATAAGAATGGGAATGATAAGAACGCAAGTTCTTGA